CCGCCGCAGTGTTGATGGTGATCGCCATGTCGTTCTGTCTCCTGTCTCAATCCAGTGTGAGAAGGGGTGGTCGGCGGCCGCGGGTGCGACCGTCGCGCCGCCCGCTCAGACCGCGATGATCCCCGTGGTCTTGACCGACGCGGGCTCGTGCGCCCACTTGAAGTCGACGCGCGCGCTCATGACGATGATCATCACTCCCGCGGAGACGTCCTTGTCGGTGTCCATCCGAATATTCCTCCAGATGCCGAAGAGCATGTTCCCCGGGTCGGAGAGGAGCATCTCGGTCTCGTTCGTGCCGCCGCCGAGGTTGGTCGGGAAGACGGGCACGTCGACGAGGTTGATCCCCATGAAGGGCCGCGACTCCATCGCCTGCACCTGGTCGTCGCCGAGGGGCGTGGCGCGGTCGCCGATGGACTCCTGGTAGTCGATGACTGCCTCGTCCGCGGTGACGTAGCGGAGGGACCGCTTGTCGCGCCGGAACTCGGAGGGCATCGTCTTGAGGGTGTCCTTGAGGACGGTGCGGTCGAGGGTCGCGCCGCCGGCAGCCACGACGTTCGTCGTCGACTGCTTTCGGAACCCGTCGAGGGTCGACAGGAGGCCGGTGCCGAGCGCCGTGTCCCCGTTGACCGCGAGGTCCTCCAGGTCGAGCGAGATCCGCTCCGCGAGCGTGTCGCGCACGGTGTTCTCGAAGTTGCCCTGCTCGATGGAGTCCTCCATCGCCTCGAAGGAGATCCGCGTCTCCGCCTTCACCAGCTCTGCGTCGAGCTGGACCTTCGAGGTGTCGGGCGTCGCACGCTCGCCCACCGGGAGCGCCACCGCCTCCGTGCCCTTGCGGAGCGCACGCGAGCCGTAGCGGATCTTCTCGCGATCCTCCTTCGGCGCGCGCATGTCCACTCGGGTCATGAGCTGCAGCAGTCGCGAGGCGTCGATCGCCAGGCGAATGAATCGGTCTGCCTGCGCGGGCTGGAGGAGGCCTCCGGGCGCGAGGTTGGCGAGCAGGAAGTCCGCCTTCTGGATGATGTCGCGGTTCTCGTTCATGGGTTCCTCCAACTCACCACACCCACGGGCCGCCGCGTCGTCGCGACTTCCCGTTGGCGTTCGAGTCCTCCGTCTTGGTGACCTTGCTGGGCTCCGGCTCGCGCCGGGAGGCCGGAGCATCCGGCGTGTTCACGATCTCGGTGACCGACTTCTGCAGTGAAGTCAGACGCTTCATGACCTCCGCGAGCGCGTCGACGTCGGCGGCCTGCGCCGGCCCCGCCTGCGTGTCGTCGTCGGAGCCACCCGTGCCGAGGGAGCCGTAGGGTCCCTTCGCGGGATCCGGCTGCGCCGTCTCCATCGCGAGGCGCTTCTCGGCCTTGTCCGTCTCCAGCTCGGAGATGAGCTTGGCGAGCGCGTCGACCGCGCCCTTGAGCTGCTTGAGGCGCGCCGCGCTCATCTTGCGCCCGGCCTTCTCCACGTCGGCGGGTGCGGCGGTCGGTGCGGCGGTCGCATCCGGTGCGGGCGTCGTGGCGGGTGCCGCCTTCGCCGCACCCTCCGCGCCCGGCTCCGGGTACTGAGCCACAACCTCGTTGAGCATCGCGGCGAGCTGTCGCACGCCGGCGACCGTCTCGGCGCTGAGGTCCTCCTCGGTGCCCGCCTTCTCGGAGAGCGCCGCGGCGATCTCCCCGGCCTGCGCGAGCACCTGGGCGAGTGCGTCGTCCGCCTTCGCCTCGGTCGTCGCGGTCGGATCGTCCGACGTCGCGGCGGCACCTGCGGGGGCGGGGAGGAGCGCGCCGAGCTGGGTGACCAGCTCCGCGAGTGCGGCCGCGTCCACGGTCCCGTCCTCCTTCGTGACGCCGGAGAGCGCAGCGGCAATCGCCTTGAGCGCGCCGGCCGGCGTTCCATCTTCGTTCTTGTCCTGGGACATGGGCGAAGAGTACTGGGACAACGCACCACCGAGCAAGTCGGCGATGGTTCCGATCTCAGTTCCGAGCGCGTCGGGGAACGCCACGCCGTCCGCCTCGCTGACCTCCTCGGCGCCCTTCACCATCTCCACGGCGGAGACGAGGCGCTCCAGGCTCTCGGTCAGCACACGGAGCAGTCCCTCCTTCACTGCCGTCGGCAGCGTCATCGGGAGGTCCTTGTCGGCGGTGCCGGCGTCCTTCTTGATGGTCTTTCCCATGCTTCCTCCTGCGCTCTTGACGACGAGAAACCGGCGCTTGTTCGCGGCACGATCGACGTAGCTGACCTCCTCGATCAGCATGTCGCGCAGCGCGAACTGGGCCTCCTCCTCGGACATGCCGAGGGCGATGAGTGCCGCCTCTAGCGCGGCGTCTGTCTTTGCGAGTGCGCCCACGGTGCGAGTTATACACCTCAACCGTCGGACGGCGCCAGTGACTCCCTGAGTGCGGTTCCGCCGATTGAGTACCCGGTGAAGTCCCCGGAGAGCACCTTCTCCCAGAGCAGGTCGCCCGCGTCGGACCGATCGATCTTCGTGCCCATGAGCCACGTGCCGACCACGAACGTCTCCTCGCCGTGCGTCTCCGCGGCCTTCGTGAGGTACGTCTCGACCACGCGCGCGCCCGCCACCGGCTGCCCCTGGTGCATCACCTTCAGCACGCCGCCGAAGTGCTGCATGTACCCGTGGGCTGCCTTCCGCACCTCGCCCGCGGAGTACGTGTCGCCCTGCGCATCGACCTCACCGGGCACGAGGACGACGCCGAAGACGAACCGCTCCTCATCGACACCGACCTCCTCCGCCTTGAGCAGCCTGACGGATCGTCCGGCCGACTTCGTCACCCCGTCGCCCCCCGCCGGTGCCGCCTGGGTCACCGCCGGCGGCGCGTCGGCCGCGGCGGTGACGTCCACCTCCTCGCGCGGCAGGCCCGTCTCACCGCCGTCCGGCAGTGAGTGGGCGTGTCCGCCGTCGACGGCGAACGGCGGCCCGGTCGTGTCGCCGCCGGGCAGCTCGTGCACGTGGTCCTCGCCCTCGGCCGCGCCAGTCATCCCGCCGTCGGGGAGTGGGTGCACGTGCCCCTGCTTGTCCACGTCCGCGGCGCCCGACATCGCCGGCGCGTCGGACGTGTCCGACGGATCGTCCTTCCGTGCGGCGACCGGCGCGGCGGGGCTCAGGCGGAACTCGGACCACCCGCCCTCCGCCTTCGCGGCGCGCATCGCCACCTCCGCCTGCGGCATCATCAGCGCGGAGAAGTCGTCGCCGTTCAGCGACCGCACCGTCGACCCGTCGGGCAGCTTGAGCACGTGGCGGTGGATGCCGTCGATCGCGGTCGCGAACACCTGCACCTCGTGCGCGTGCTCCCCGTCCGCCTCGGTCGACAGCTCGACCCCGATCGTGTCCTCCAGGTTCCCGACGCCGAGCAGCCCGGCGAGCGCCGCGCGCATGCCCGCGTCCAGGGTGAGGCGGTGCACGTGCCCCGACGTCTCCGACCCGGTCGCGTCCCCGCCCTCGAAGGCATGCTCGTGCGACCCGTCGCGGTCAGTGAAGAGCATCATGCCGTGGAGCATCACCTCGCCGGTGATCGGATCCGCCACCTCCCGCTCGACCATGAACAGGTGGCTGTGCTCGCCGTCGGCGTTCGTGCGACCTACCACCCGGTTGAGCGTGTGGCCGTGCACCCCCGCCTCCCCGGCGAGGGAGCGCATCGGAGACATGACGTCCCAGTCCTGCGCCTCCTTCGCGACCGCGTCGCGCGGGTCGGTCGTCGTGCACACGGCTACCTCCGTGTAGACGCTCACGCCGTCCGACGTGTCGCCGAGGGCGCGGCCGACCGTCACCGTCTGGCCCTTGCCGAGCGACACGCCGAGCGCCTCGCGCAGCGCCGACGACTTCGCGTAGTGGTCGGCGCGCCAGATGCGCAGCACCTCGTCCGCATCGCCGCGCATGACGAAGGAGAAGTCGTCGACCGACGAGGGCCGCTCCATGTCCTCCGGCTCCCCGTCGGGCATGTCCACGACCGCCCCCTGCCTCACACCGAACACCGCCCCGCCCTTCGTCAGGTGGATCGCGCGGCGGTGCAGCGGCGGGGCGACCTTGTGCACGTCGTGCAGGAGTGCGGAGGCGCGGGCAAGTGCCTCGTCGGCTCGCTTCTCGATCGTCGTGGGCTCGTGCATGTCGCTCATCCCTCCTTCGCCGGGGTCCATCCGCTATCCGCTGATGCCGGCTCGTAGTCAATCCCGTCGAGGGACGCCCGCAGCGCGTCGCCGAGGACGTCGAGGCATCGTGAGATCGAGTAGCCGAGGTCGTTCCGCATCGTCGCCAGCCAACTGTAGACGATGTTCGTCCGCCGCCGCACCTCGTCGCGGGTCGGCGGGGTCGGCCTGATCCTCGCGTGCTGCGCCCGCACGACGTCGACGGCGAAGGACCGCCTGACGATCCGAATGACTCCCTCCTCCACCTCACGGCGGCGGGAGACGTCGACCATGTCCAGCACGTGTGCGCTCATCTCAGAACTCCGGCTCCAGCAGTGACCGGCACCACCCGTGAGCGGGAGGCACCGGTGTCCCTGGCGCCACCTGCGGCGCCGTCAGTTGCGAGTACGAGCCGCCCCCCGTCCCACTCCTCGGCGTGTCGATGCGGGCGACGGGCGTCCTGTCCCTCACCGGCACGTCACGCGGCCCGGCGTAGATGGTCCCGCCGCTCACCGCGTACCAGGGGAACTCGTCGATGGCCGCCTCCGGCGTCGGTGCCGCGTCGGCGGTGGCGAAGCGGTTGAGTGAGTCGGCGACCGGGAACGACTGCCCGTCGAGGAAGCCGCAGATGTCCGACGTCCGCTCATCCTGCACCGAGATCCAGACGTACGACTGAAGCCCCGCGTCGCGCATGGAGGTCAGCTCCCCGTAGGACCGCGCGGAGGAGATGGCCGCGTTCGCGACGACGCCGAAGTAGTTCGCTGTCCGGCCGGTCACCGCGAGGCCCAGCGCGTCGGCCAGCTCCGCGCCGATGGCGCGCGAGTCGAGTCCGATCTCCGCGCCGCTCGCTATGATGTTCGCCGCCTGGTCGCCGTACCTCGCCGCACGCCTCCCATACTCGTCGGTCAGGAACACGCCGCCGCGGCGCGAGCCGATGCGCATAGCCAGCTCACGGTCGGCTCGCGACAGGGAGCCGGCGGAGCCACGGATCACCGTGTTCCTCGCGGACGCCGCGGCTACCGACTGCGTGCGCGCGCCGAGGCCCACGAAGGCCCTCTCGAAGCGCGGATCAGCAGCGATCGCGAGGATGTCCGCCTCGATGACATCGACCACCGCGTTCGCGGTGGCGACGTCGAGCGCCGCCCAGTCGGCGGCGGTGATGGAGGGGACGGCGGCGGCGAGCGCCTCGGCCTCCGACGGCCGGGCGGCGGAGCGGACGAGGCGATCGCGCGCCTGCGCCACGAGCGTCTGGAAGTCGCGCGGGTTGCGCGGGTTCAGGGCCTTGTCGACCTGCACCCTCTCGACCACGTGCGGGAACACCCACTGCCCCGACGCGGTGCGCACCGCGCCCTTCAGGACGTAGGCGGTGCCGTCGCCCCGCGCCGCCAGGATGCGGGCGTGGATCGTCGCCGTCCGCCGACCCGCGCACCGGCGGAGGGTTCCGGTGCGCACGCACGCCGCCGCCCATGCCCCTGACGCGACGAGTTCGGACGGGTCCACGGCGAGCATCGACCGCACCGCGGCGGCCGGCACAGGGCGCCACGGTGGGCCTATGAGGGCGAGGTCGGACACGGGTCCTAGTACTGCGCGGCCCGACGACGGACGCCGCCCGTCACCCGCACGCGGCCATCCGTCGCGGCGCCGAGTGTGATCGCGGTGACGCGGAAGGAGCAGAAGTGCGCGTCCACCGGCACCTCCACCTCCGCGCCCGGCACGAGGGCGGCGAGCGCCGCCTGCGCCAGCCACGTGCGACCGGCGACCGCGCCGGCGAGGTCGGAGGCGACGGCGAGGAGCGGCTGCACCGTGATCGATGTGCCGACCGCGACGCCGCCCGCGCCGTCGGTGAAGTCGACGAAGACGCGCACCGTGTCCCACTCCCTCGCGTCGAGGATCGCGGGGTCGGGCAGCGGCGGTGCGCCGAGGTCGTCGGGGGTCCACGAGGCGGCGTCGGCCGCGAGGATGCCATCGCGTACCGTGGCCGTGCCGTCGGGGGAGTAGAGCCGCTTCTTCGTGATCGCCATGTCGTCGTCTCCGGGTGGTCAGTCGTCCTGCGCCTCGGCCGCCAACTGCGCGGCACGGTAGGAGGCGTCGCTCGCGTCGTGCACACCCTCGATAGCACGGGCGCGCAGGGCGAGCGCGCGCGCCTCCGCCGTCAGCAGACGGAGCGCGTCGTCTCCAGAGCTGACCGAGTCGAAGGCCGCGTCGGTCATGTCGTCCACCGCCTCCTGAATGACCTCCTCCTCCTCCGGCGTGGCGAAGCCGGCGAGGGTCAGCTTGAGCGGCTGCCGCGCCCACCCGTCGGCGAGGGTGGGTAGGTCGCGGCCGAGGGCGTCGGCCAGGATCGCGCGCGCCTCGTTCGGGATCATCACGTCGAGGGAGTCCTTCACGATGCCCGCGATCATCTCCGGGTCACGCGTGCGCGGCCCCTGGCTCCTGAACTGCCACAGGCGCGCGTTGAGGCGCGGGAGGAGGACACGGTTGATCCAGTCGTCGAACTCGTTTCGCTCCGGCTGGAACACCTGCTCGTCCGCGAACCGCAGCGACGCGTCGGCCGTCGCACGGTTGAAGTCGCGGACGTCGCCGCGCAGGAGGCGGGGGAGGCGGAACGACGAGCCCACCTTGTCGATGTTCCGCTCGTCGTACTTCTGGAACTGCGCGTCTCCCTGCTGCGCGTCGACGAGGGGCTTGAACTCAATCTTCGGGACCGGCACCTCCCCCGTCATCTGCGCCTGCCCGGTCGCCTCGATCACCAGGATCTTGTGGAAGTTCTGCCGGCCGCGGATCTCGTCCTTGATGTACGACTCAATCTTCTGCACTGACGCGTCGTTGAGCTTCCCGCCCGACACGAGGAGCGCGAGCGGGGGAACCGCCTTGTTATCGAAGTAGGTGAAGTTCACCTCGTCCGCCGCGCGCGACCCGAGGACCGCGAGCATGTTCCCGATCCACCGCGGCTGACCGTACGCCTCCCCCGGCCGCGGGATCTTGAAGTGGAAGACCTCCGTCGCCGGTCGCTCGTCCTCCGACTTGTTCATCTCGAAGTCGGCGCGGTCGGAGTACACCTTCCCCGACGTCTGCCCGACGATCCGCGGGTCGCCGAACTCCTTGAACCACACCGTCTGCTTCGCCACCCGCTGCACGTAGCGGCGGTAGAACCTGCGCTGCGTCACCACCTCCCAGCCGAGCCCGAGAGGCACGCGCTCCCTCACCGTCGTCGGCTCCCCGTCGAGGCGCGTGCACCGCACGTGCTGCGGCGGGATGAGGACGAAGCGGGCGATCTCGCCGGCGCGGTTCCGCAGCACCTCCCAGTAGGCGTTCCCGGTGATCTCCAGGTGCTGCCGCGTCTGCCGCCGCAGGGACGTGAAGGAGCCGTCGGGGTTCGCGTAGTCGAAGAAGGAGTTCAGGCGCACGCGCTCGATCCGCGCCTCGGCCTTCAGCGTCTCGATGCGCGCCGCGACCTCGTCGTCCGACGGGAACAGTGACGAGGCGTCGACGGCCGCCGGGCGCGTGTCGGGGTCCGCGTCGCTCTGGGCCTCAAGCTGCGCGCGCTCGGCACGCTGGAGGCGCTCAACCCACATCAGCTCTCGGACGGTCTCGGTCGCCTCCTCGCTGTCGAAGTCGACGACGGCCTGGAGGCGGTGCCCGAGGCCGTCGATGTTCGTCACGTAGGAGTCGACGTTCGGCGTCAGCGACCCGCTGTTCTCCCAGATGCGGAGGAGGACCGCGGGATCGTACGGCGGCTGCAGGACGTTCGCCTCGCCGAAGATGCGAGCGTTGAGGGTGTCCTCCCCCGCATCCTGCACCGCCGCCGACGTCCGCTCGATGTCACGCCCGATGACGTGCGCCTTGAAGATGTAGCCGCGATCGAGCGAGTCGGCGATCGCGCGGTTGCTCGCACCGTTGCTCGTGCCCGGCACCTGATCGATCTCGCTCATCAGGTGGAACCTACCACGCGTCGACCGCCGCAGGAATGCGACGGCGGCGACCTAGGCCGCGCAGTCCTCCGCCGCGTCGATGCGGCGCCGGAGCTTCGCGATCGCCTCGTCCGCCGTCCGCCCGTACGCGTGCAGTCGCAGGTCCGACTGGGCGCACGCGTGGAACAGTCCGGGCTCGACCTCACGCACGACGGCGTAGGTGGCGTTCGACAGGG